GTTTCCCAGTCACGATCAATGAGGGCAAAGACAGTCCAGTTGGTAGCTGAATTAAACAACAATCCTATAGAACCTACTGAAGAACATATGGCAACTGCTAGAGAAATTGCCAAAGAAATGATTGAGAATCCAACAGCTAGACCAGAGTTTTCAAAGTATCCTAACGAAGTAATGGCTTATTTAGCTGGTATGGTGTCTCAGTCTAATTGTATGATTGTAGAAGAGTTGTCAGATTTAAAATTATATGTAGTGAATAAATTAGTGTCAGAGGTAGAGAACGCAAAAGATTCAAAAACTAGAATTAGTGCAATATCCAAGTTAGGTGAAATAGATGGAGTAGATGCGTTTAAGAAACGTAGTGAAGTAACACACAAAATACAAAGTATTGAAGAAGTGGAAAGAGAACTATTAGATACATTAAATACATTAGAAGACCAAGTTGTTGACGTGGATATGAGAGAAATAAGTCAAGGATTAGGTGATGCAGATAAATAATAGAAAGTTATCCGCATTAGAGATTAATAAATTAAGAGCTTCGTTACCGAGTATGACGGAGAAACAAAAAAGAAGAACAGCTTTGTTACTAAAACAGTATCAATATGAAGTTAATCGTGAAATAAGTAAGGCTTCTTTTTTAGATTTTGTTAATCATGTGTATGTGGGTTATAAAGTTGGGCCACATCACCACAGGTTAGCTAAGATTTTTGAAGAAATTGCTGCGGGTAAGAAAAAAAGAGTGATTGTTAATATAGCACCACGACATGGTAAGTCAGAATTAATCTCATATTTAGCTCCTGCATGGTTTTTAGGCAAATATCCACATAAAAAAGTAATTATGGCCTCACATACTGCCGATTTAGCGGTACAGTTTGGTAGAAGAGTGAGAAATTTAGTAGGTTCGGACGCTTATAATGACATTTTTCCGCAGATTAAGTTACAGGCAGACTCAAAATCGGCATCGAGGTGGGGTACTAACTTTGGCGGTGAGTATTTTGCTATTGGTGTGGGTGGTGCTCTAGCAGGGAGAGGAGCAGATTTGTTTATTATTGACGACCCTCACTCTGAACAAGATGCAAAACTAGGTAGACCTGATGTTTTTCTACCAGCTTGGGAATGGTTTCAATCAGGCCCAATACAAAGACTAATGCCCGGAGGAGCTATTATTGTTGTTATGACAAGATGGAGTAAATTAGATCTTACTGGACAAATAGTTCAACAAATGGATAGAGTAGAAGGTGTGGATGAGTGGGAGGTTGTACAGTTTCCAGCGATTGATGAGAATGAACAACCGTTATGGCCAGAATTTTGGCCTATTGATGAATTATTATCAAAAAAAGCTAGTCTTGATATACGATATTGGAATGCCCAGTATATGCAACAACCTACTAGTGAAGAAGGGGCTTTAATTAAACGTGAGTGGTGGAGTATATGGGAGGAAGATGATGCTCCAAATTGCGATTTTATAATTATGGCACTAGATGCAGCCCAAGAAGCTAATAATAGGTCAGATTACAATGCATTAACTACATGGGGCGTGTTTTTTAACGAAGGAACTAATAATCATTGCATAATTTTACTTAATTCTATTAAAAAAAGATTAGAATATCCTGAGTTAAAAGAATTAGTCTTAGAAGAGTACTCAGAATGGGAACCTGATTCTTTTATTGTAGAGAAAAAGTCAAGCGGTTCAGTTTTATACCAAGAGATGAGAAGAATGGGTATACCTGTTTCTGAGTTTACACCAGGAAAAGGACAAGACAAAGTAAGTAGAGTAAATGCCATTGCTGATCTATTTAGATCAGAGATTGTATATGCTCCTCATAGAAGATGGGCAATGGAAGTAATAGAAGAATGTAATGATTTTCCAAGTGGAACTAATGATGACTTAGTGGACTCCACGACTTTAGCTCTTTTACGTTTTAGACAGGGAGGATTTATTAAATTACCTAGTGATGAATTAGATAATATAAATCTATATAAATCAAGACGCAAAGTAGCATATTATTAAGGAATAGATATGGCAACGAATATGGATAAGGCATTATACGAACCGCCTATTGGTATAGAGGAAATGAGTGAAGAGATTGTACAAGCTGGGCCTCCAATAGAAATTGAAATAGAAGATCCTGAATCAGTAACTGTGGGGATTGGTGGTGTAGATATTTTAGAAATTAATAAAGAAGAAGAATTAGAAGAAAGTTTTGATGCTAATTTAGCTGAAGAAATGTCTGATAATGAATTACAAACTATAGCTTCAGATTTAATAGGATGTTATGAAGAAGATGTAGCTTCCCGTAAAGATTGGATACAAACTTTTGTTGATGGCTTAGATTTATTAGGTATGAAAATCGAGGATAGAACTGAGCCTTGGAATGGAGCGTGTGGAGTTACACACCCGTTATTGTCTGAAACATTAGTAAAGTTTCAAAGCGAAACTATGATGGAAACATTTCCAGCAACAGGTCCAGTTAAAACTAAAATTATAGGTAAAGAAACAGCAGAAAAAAAAGAAGCTGCTGAAAGAGTTCAAGAAGATATGAACTACCGTATTACTGAAAAAATGCCAGAGTACAGACCAGAACAAGAACGAATGTTGTGGGGTTTAGGATTATCAGGTAATGCGTTTAAAAAAATATATTACGACCCAAATTTAGAAAGACCAACTTCTACTTATGTCCCAGCCGAAGATGTGGTAGTTCCGTATGGGGCAACTTCATTACAAACAGCCGAGCGTGTTACACATGTAATGCGTAAAACAGAAAATGAATTACGTAAATTACAAGTGTCAGGTTTTTATTGTGATGTTAATTTAGGGGAACCATCTCATTCTTTTGATGAAGTAGAAAAAAGAATTGCAGAAAAAATGGGTTTTAGGGCCACCTCTGATGACCGCTATCGTATATTAGAAATGCATGTTGATTTAGATCTTGTAGGTTACGAAGACGTAGATAAAAATAATAAACCAACTGGAATAGCTTTACCTTATGTAGTGACTATTGAAAAGTCAACACAGACTATTTTGGCTATACGTAGAAACTGGGTTATGGATGATGACTTAAAGAAAAAACGTAATCATTTCGTGCATTATGGTTACATTCCAGGTTTCGGTTTTTATTACTTTGGGCTTATACATTTAATAGGAGCATTTGCTAAATCAGGGACTTCTATATTGCGACAACTTGTAGATGCTGGTACATTGTCGAACTTGCCAGGAGGGTTAAAGTCAAGAGGCTTGAGGGTTAAAGGAGATGATACCCCAATAACTCCTGGCGAATTTAGAGATGTAGATGTACCTTCTGGATCTATTAGAGATAATATTTTACCGCTACCATACAAAGAACCTTCTCAAGTATTAGCTGGTTTGATGAACCAGATAATTGAGGAAGGCCGAAGATTTGCTAGTGCGGGAGATTTAAAAGTTAGTGATATGTCTTCACAGTCTCCAGTCGGTACTACTTTAGCTATATTAGAAAGAACACTAAAAGTAATGTCTGCTATTCAAGCTCGTGTACATTACTCAATGCAAGAAGAATTTAGAATACTTAAGAATGTAATTCGTGATTACACATCAGAAGATTATGGTTATGTTCCGATCGAAGGTACACCTGAGATAAAACAATCTGATTACGATCAGTGTGATGTTTATCCAGTAAGTGATCCTAATGCTGCAACAATGGCACAAAAAGTTGTTCAGTATCAGGCTGTCTTGCAGTTGGCTCAAACTGCACCCCAGTTGTATGATATGCCTCTTCTCCATAGACAAATGTTGGATGTATTAGGTATTAAAAATGCAGCTAAATTAGTTCCGATGGAAGACGACACAAGACCTCGTGATCCAGTTACGGAAAATCAAAATATTTTAAAACTAAAACCTGTTAAAGCTTTTTTATATCAAGATCACCAAGCTCATATACAAGTTCATATGATGGCTATGCAAGATCCGCAAGTTCAACAAGCCTTACAAGGCAATCCCACTGCACCTGCAATGCAGTCAGCATTGATGGCACATGTAGCTGAACATATAGGATTTGAATACCGTAAACAAATGGAACGTGATATGGGAATGACTCTTCCAAATTATGAGATGGACGAGGAAATTGTTATACCAAAAGAGATGGAAATTGAAATATCGAAACGAGCTGCGGTAGCATCTCAAGAGCTATTACAAAAACATCAACAGGAAGCTATGCAAGAACAGGCACAACAACAGGCACAAGACCCAGTTGTTCAAATGCAAATGCAAGAACTTCAAATTAAACAGGCTGAAGTACAACGTAAAATTGCTAAAGATCAGATGGATGCAGCAGCTAAAGAAAAACAAATACAAGTTGAAATAGAGCGAATTAATTCTCAAAAGGAAATTGCTGACGCTAATATAGCTGTTAAAGCTGCACAAGATGATAAACGAAATGCAAGAGATGAAGAAGTAGAAGGATTTAAACAAGGTATGGAAATTAATAAACTTAAAATGAAACTAGAAAAAGAAAGGAAAAAATGAAAACGATAATCTTCTTTTTATCGCTAATACTTTTTACTTCGACAAAAGCGGAGTGGCATCAGGGTATTGGCAATGAATACTTTGGCACAGAAACCTCAGAAAAAACTGCTTGTAAGGCAGCCGAAGATAAAGCATTAAAACAAATTTTACATAAAACTGTAGGCGAAAGTATATCAGTATCTGACTTTCAACTATGTAACGATCAGGCACAAACTGATAAAAGTGTATGTAAATTTCTCTCTACTGCAATTAATAGCACAGAAGGAAGAATTGTAGGTTTAAAAATATTAAACCGTGAAATTAAATCTCTTCAAGGTACTAAACAATGTTCTATTACAATTGCAGCTAATATTAAAAAAGAAAAAGGTTTAGTAGATTATTCTTTTAATCCTGACATTAAATTGAATCAAACTCGATTTAAAGAAGGAGAACCAATATCTATAACTATAAATTCTAAAACGCCATTTTATTTAAATATTTTTATTTACGCACCTAACAGACCTAAAGAACGACAAATTATAAAATTTTTTCCTAATCCTTGGGATAAATTTTCTAAAATATCGAGGTCTCGAAAAATACCTTCAGATAATTGGTATTTTAAAGCTCACGTAAATAAAAATTTAAATAAAGAAATAATTTCTGAAATACTCATATTTGTGTCAACTAAAATACCAGCACAATTTAAAAAAGAATATTCTCTTATGAGTTTTAATCAAGAGTTATTAGGTATCCCTACGGATAAAAGAAAAATTACTAAAACCCCATTTTTTGTTTGGTCTAACGGAGAGGAATTAAAATGAAAACAATATTAATATTATTCACATTATTTTTAGTAGGTTGTAGTAGTACACCCCAATACCAAAAACAAATTAAACAAGAAATTAATATAAGAACTAAAAGTGCAAAAAGAATTTTAAAAAGTTTACCTGAATGGTATATGAATGTACCTGTTGATGGTCAATACATGTATGAAAAAGCACACGCTACTTCTTATGATTTTCAATCAGCAATTAATAAAGCCACTTTATTAGCAAAAACTAGATTAGTTTTAAAGTTAAAAGGAGAAGTGGTTTCTACAGAATCTGTATACCAAGATGATGTAGGAGATAGTTCTTACACGTTAGCAAGTACTCAAAGTGCCATGTCAAAACTTACTGATGTAGAAGAGGTAAATACAGAACTTTATCAAGAAGAAGGTAAATTTTCTGTTTATATGTTAATTAGATACCCTCTTAAAAATAAAGGTTTAGAAAAAGCACAAAAAGCTTTGGCACAACTAAAGGAAAAAAAATGACAACATTATCAGAAACTATTCTAAAAGAAATTGATGATAGACGTAACGATTTATCATCAGCTCTTGCACGTAATCAAGTCAAAGATATTGAAGAATATAGATTTATATGCGGTGAGGTACGTGGCCTCACTGCGGTATCAACTTATGTAAGAGAACTTGTTAAAAGAATGGAGTATACAGATGACTGATCTTGAAGAAAAAGCTAAACAATTACCAGAACCTAGTGGATATCATGTATTAGTAGCAGTTCCAGACATTGAAGAGAAGTTTGAAAGTGGAATTATTAAGTCTGATGAAACAAAAAAAGTTGAAGAAATACTAGCAACAGTATTTTTTGTTGTTAAATTAGGGCCTGATTGTTATAAAGATGAAAACAAATTTCCTAATGGCCCTTGGTGTAAAGAAGGAGATTTTATATTGGCTAGACCTCATTCTGGTACTAGATTAAAAATTCACGGTAAAGATTTAAGATTAATAAATGACGATTCTGTTGAAGCAGTAGTGCAAGATCCTAGAGGAATATCACGCAATTAAGGAGAAATTATGGAAAACGATAACGTAGAAACCTCAGTAGATGAGAAAAATGTAGAAGAGGAACTTGAAATTGAGATTGAAAGTGATGTTCCTGAAGAAGATAGGGGGAAAGAACCGCTACCTGAAGATATAGTTAGCACTTTGGAAAAACCTGAAGAGGGCGGAGAGTATTCTGATGATGTAATTACTAAATTTAAACAGTATAAGAAAGTATGGCATGATGTACGTAGAGAAAAAGAACAAGCTCTACGTGAACAAGCAGAAGCTTTAAAACTTGCTGAAGGATTGCTTGAGGAGAATAAAAAGTTAAAAAGTTCACTTTCTACGGGAGAAAAAGCATATATTGCCACAGCTAAAGACGCAGCCGACAAAGATTTAGAGTTAGCAAAAAAACAATATAAAGATGCTTATGATTCAGGTGATTCTGAACAAATAATGGAAGCACAGGAAAAGTTAACAAACGCTAGTCTTAATGTTGCTAAAACAAAAGATTACAGACCTACTGTACAAGAAGACGAAAATAGTGTACAAGTACCACAAAGATCTCAAACTGAAAACAAAACTCAGCCTGTAGATCCGAAATTTGCAGATTGGCAACGAAGGAATTCTAATTGGTTTAACAAAGACGAAGAGATGACTGAAGCTGCAAAAGGTTTGCATATGAAATTATATAGGGAGTACGGTGCCAATTACATAGGCACTGACGAATATTATGAGCGAATAGACAAGACTATTCGTAAGAGATTTCCAGAAGCTTTTTCAGATACGGAAATAGAAGTGCCTGAGTCTACAAAAAAGACTAAACAAAAACCAAGCACTATAGTAGCTTCTGCAAAGCGTAGTACAGCTCCTAAGAAAGTTAAATTGACAGATACTCAACTGGCTATCGCTAAAAAGTTTAGAATAACGCCAGAACAGTATGCTCGTGAATATCTTAGATTACAGGAGAACGTATAATGACTACAAAAAGTAGATTAACAAGAGAATTAGAAACTCGTGAAGTAAAGAAAAGACCAGTAAGTTGGGTACAAGAAAACTTACCAAGTCCTACTACAATGGATTCAGCGTACAGATACGGCTGGAAAAGAGTTTCATTAAACGGTACTTACGATCACCGTAACGTAGCTTCTTTTTTTAGAAAAGGCTACGAAGCTTGTAAATTAGAAGAACACCCAGAATATTTGAATCAAACAGATCCAAATAGTAAGTTTAAAGACGGCATTGAAATTGGCGGTTTGTTGTTATGTAAAATACCAAAAGATTTATATAACCAGAGGACAGAACACTTTGAAAATCAAACCCAAGCTCAAGCTGATGCAGTAGATAACAATTTTATGCGTCAAAATGATGCTCGTATGCCTTTATTTGCTGAACGTAAATCAGGCACATCTTTTGGCAAAGGTAAATAATTTTTAGGAGTTTAATATGGCTTATCCTGTAATAGATGCCCCTTACGGCATGAAGCCAATCAACTTGATTGGTGGGCAAGTCTTTGCGGGTTCGACTCGTGAATACAAAATCCCTAATGGCTATGGCACCAATATTTTTTATGGTGATGTAGTTGGGTTAACAAGAGGTAACATCCAACGTCTATCGGTTACGACTGGTACTGCTGGAACTGTTACTGGTATTTTTCTAGGTTGTAGGTATATAGATCCTGTTACCAAGAATCTTACATTCAATCAGTATTATCCAGCAAGTACAGCATCTGGTGATTCTTTCGCAATTGTATGTGATGATCCTGATACTATATTTAAAATTGCAGTTTGTTCTGCTACCACAGTAATGGCTTCTGGAGCACAAGCTATGGTTGGACAAAACTTAGCAATGATTAACAATGCTGGATCAACAGCAACTGGAAATTCGGCTAACGCTGCGTTAGCACCGAATGATACTCCAGCAACGACTAGCTCATTACCGCTAAGAGTTATTGGTATACATCCAGACACAGCAGTTGATTTAGGTACAGCAACTTATTCTTCTGGAACTACGACACTTACAGTAAGTGCATTACCAAATGCATTGCCTGTTGGTACTAACGTAGCTTCAAGACAAGCAGACGGAACCATTATTAATACCGGTTCTTTTGTTGATACCGCAGCAGCAGCAGGTGCAACTTCTGTTGTAATTAATCAAACTTCACTTGCCACACCTAATGCGACATTGATCTTCACTCAATTCCCAGAAATTTTGGTTAAGTGGAACTTCGGTCAACATCAGTATTATGCTGGTACATCTATAGCTTAAGGGGGTAATTAAAAATGGCTATTTCAAGAGCACAACTACTTAAAGAGCTACTCCCAGGGCTAAACGCTTTGTTTGGTTTGGAGTATGCGACTTACGGAGATCAGTCTAAAGAAATATATGAGACTGAAACTTCAGAAAGATCTTTCGAGGAAGAAACAAAGCTGTCAGGTTTTAGTGCAGCCCCAGTTAAAAACGAGGGTTCTGCTATTGCTTATGATAATGCTCAAGAGGCATGGACAGCACGTTACGACCACGAAACAATCGCTTTGGGTTTTTCATTAACTGAAGAGGCTATAGAAGATAACTTGTATGACAGTTTGTCTGCACGTTATACCAAGGCTTTGGCAAGAGCAATGGCTTACACAAAGCAAGTTAAAGCAGCTAATGTTTTAAACAATGGATTTTCTGGTAACTTCCCAGGAGGTGACGGAGTAGCATTGTTTTCAACAGCACACCCATTAGTAAGTGGTGGTACTAATAGTAACACTCCTGCTGTGGCTGCTGACTTAAACGAAACTTCATTAGAAGCTGCGGTAATTCAAATTGCTGCATGGACTGATGAGCGTGGTTTATTGATTGCAGCGAAACCAAGAAAATTGGTTGTTCCACCTGCACTTCAGTTCGTTGCTACTCGTTTGTTAGATACTGAACTAAGAGTCGGTACTGCTGATAACGATATCAATGCAATTAAGAACAATGGTTCTGTTGCTGAAGGATACACAGTAAATAACTTCTTAACCGATACTGACGCATGGTTCTTAACCACAGACGTTCCAAACGGTATGAAACATTTTATTCGTAGTCCTTTAGCTAATTCTATGGATGGTGATTTCGATACTGGTAATGTACGTTACAAGGCTCGTGAGCGTTATTCATTTGGATTTTCAGATCCGTTGGGAATGTTTGGATCACCAGGAGCATAAAGAAAAAGGGAGCTTCGGCTCCCTTTTTAATATATGAAAGGATTACATTTATTAGCGGATTTATCAGATTGTATACAAAATACATATTTATTAGATAATTCTATAAAATTAAAAAATAAATGTTTAGGTTTAATTGAGGGTAGCGGATTAACGGTAATTCGTCATATTTTTCATAAGTTTGAACCTCAAGGTATTACAGGCATAATTATATTAGCTGAATCTCATGTGGCATTACATACGTGGCCTGAAAAAAATGCTTTAACTTTAGATATCTATGTGTGTAACTACACTACAGACAATGAAGAAAAAGCTATGAAATTATTAACTTACATAGTTGAAGCATTTAAACCTGAAAAAACAAGATTTACTACTTGTAACAGGGGGGAATAAAAATTATGTCGTTTTTAGTTGCTAATTTACCGCCTATAAAATGCTATGTACGTAGAGAATTTTTATATGATTTTCAAAAAGGGCATGGGGAGTATGAACCTTGCACTTGGGTAAGTATAAAAAGTATTGCAGGTCAGGCTTTTAGAATTGAGTCTTATTTGCCAAGGTACGGAGCGTTATATGATAAGTTACCATTACATGCTTATGTAAGTAGAGATACAGATTTAGACGTAAAGAATTTTTTACCGTTAGATACTTTACAGATTTGGGATTGTTTTAGCTATAACATAGCGGTAATACAGAAAGCTTTTTTAGGAAGTTTAAGTTCTAAGTTTTATGGTAAGGATAAGAATTGGCATGAAGGACATTATTTGTTTACAGTCGATCATGCATCACCTGATTCTAATATTTTAGATATTAGTTATAGTGAAGATCCTGAAGACCATAAATCTTTTAATTTTATGGAATTAGAAAACGGACAGTATGCAGCACAACCCAATAATAGGAGTGTATTTTTGGATGCTTCATCTAATCCGAAAGAATTAATGTTTCCAGATTTTAAAGTTTGTACAAAAGAGTATGTAGTAGAAAGAAAGCCTAAGTGGTTTTTAGGCGATACTGATACAGTAATGTATGAGTAATAAATATAAAATCATTGAGGGTAATTGTGTAGACATCCTTAAGTCGCAAAAAGAAGACTCGGTTGCCCTTACAATTACGTCACCACCTTACGATAATTTACGAAACTATTCAGGGTACTCATTTGATATTAACGCAATAGCTGAACAGCTTTTTCGTGTGACAAAAGATGGTGGAATTGTTGTATGGGTAGTTGGTGACGCTACAGTTAAAGGGTCAGAAACACTTTCAAGTTTCAAACATGCTATTAAGTTAGTGGAAATTGGTTTTAATCTACATGATACGATGATATTTGAAAAAGCTAACCCAATTCCTCAAATTTATCGCAAACGCTTTAATAATGTTTTCGAGTATATGTTTGTTTTTTCAAAGGGAAGAGTTGAAACACATAATGCTATTCGAGTGCCAACGAAACATGCAGGATTAGAGCTGAGATCAACCACATATAAAAACTATTCAGCCAATGAACAAAAACGGACTAAGTATGCAAATTCGGTAAAAGATACAAAAATTAAAGGTAATATTTGGAACTATGTAGTTGGGAAAAAGAAAGAGGACCAAGAAGCTAAAGGGCATCCAGCACCGTTTCCCTGTGCGTTAGCAAGGGATCACATAATGAGTTGGTCTAACGAAGGTGATCTTGTGCTTGATCCAATGTGTGGAAGTGGTACTACAGGCCGAGAAGCAGTTCTTCTTAAACGAAAATTTTTAGGAATTGACATTAGTAGGGAGTATTGCGAATTAGCTGAACGAAGAATTTGTCACGCCATTGATGTGCACGGATCACTTTTGCTTTGAAATTCTTTGTTACAAGTTTGTTTTTTTATGGTTTTATGTTATAAGTAGTTAATTTTTCTGGATAAACGGTGTGCTTCACAGACCAGACTGACGACATGCAGACAAGCATACCAAACTCGCATGTGAGGACAATATGGCGAATACAACTTTTAGTGGCCCAGTTAGGGCTGGTACTATCCGTAATACCACAGGTTCAACTCTTGGATCAGACATAGCTAATATTGGCAATGTAGTTATGTCTCAATCAGCTATCATAG